CCTTTCATTTTCAACCTGTCACCAAAAAAGCCTTGGAGATAAGCCATTTACGCTTGACGCGCTGGGTGCTTTTTGCTATTTCCTCCTCAAAAACCCAAAAAAAGAGGCCGAAATGAGGCAGAAATCCTCCGCAGAACGAGGGTACGGACACCGGTGGAGGCAGGCTCGCAGGGCGTTCTTGACAGCGAACCCCCTCTGTGTTATGTGTGCGAAGGAAGGCCGGACGACGCCGGCCACTGTGGTCGACCATATCATCCCCCACCGGGGCGATCCGGTGCTCTTTTGGGACCGCGATAACTGGCAGGCGCTGTGCGCTCGTCATCACAGCGGTACAAAACAGCGCCTGGAGAAGTCCGGGGTGCCTGAAGCACAATTTGACGTCAACGGAAGAGTTATCTGGTGACCTGTGCCTCGAAAATCTGCTGCCGCACTATCTGTCGTCCGTCATAAGGTGGCGGCAGGGCCTGAGCGGCTCGCGCCGCCTGCACACCTCCCCGCCGCCGAGCGGGCCATTTGGCTTGAGGTGGTCAATGACCAGCCCGCTGGGGCCTTCACGCAAGTCCACGGTCCGCTCCTGGAGATGTACTGCCGGCACGTCGTGCAGGCCCGCCTCCTTGCGGAAGAGCTGCGCGCGTTCGACCCGGCATGGCTCGCAGACAAGGACGGATTCAAGCGATATGACCGGCTGCTCGTCATGCACGAGCGAGAATGCCGGGCGGCTTCATCGCTGGCCACCCGGCTGCGAATCACCCGCCAATCTATCGACGACAAGACCCTGGCCCGCGCCATGGGGCGGGAGCCTACGGCAAAGAAGCCGTGGGAGGCTGATGCGGAGTGCCAATGAAGCTATCTCCCCGGGCGAAGCGCAACCTGCGATGGATAGAGAAGCATCTGCGCGTGCCAGAGGGGCGGCTGGTGGGGAAGCCTGTTGAGGTCTCCCCGGCCCAGGCCGAGTGGCTTGAGCTCATCTATGGGACTCCCACGCGCACGTTCATCTGTTCCATCCCCCGCAAGAATGGGAAGACCAGCTTCAGCGCCATGCTGTTGCTGCTCCACTTGGTGGGACCGGAGGCGGTCCCCAATGGGCAGCTCTTTTCCGCCGCCCAGAGCCGGGACCAAGCGGCCATCCTGTTCAACCTGGCCGCCAAGATGGTCAGGATGTCCGCAGAGCTGTCGCAGTACGTCCACGTGAAGGACAGTGCGAAGTCTCTCGTTTGCCCCGCACTTGGGACCACCTACAAGGCGCTGTCGGCAGATGCGTCTACAGCGCTTGGCCTCTCCCCGTCCCTGGTCGTCCACGACGAGCTTGGGCAAGTCCGTGGCCCAAGGTTCGACCTATACGAGGCGTTGGAGACGGCGGCCGCAGCACAGGCCAACCCCTTGTCCATCATCATCAGCACGCAGGCGTCAGAGGACGGCGACCTGCTGAGTCTGCTCATCGATGACGCCCTCACCGGCGCAGACCCCAGGGTGAAGTGCGTCCTGTACTCAGTCCCAAGAGATGCCGATGTCTTTGACATTGGCGAAGTCGCGAAAGCGCAGCCCAATTGGCACCTGATGAACCGCGACGAGGTTCGCCGCCAGCTCGAAGAGGCACGGCGTTTGCCGAGCCGGGAGGCGGCCTATCGAAACTTCGTGTGCAATCAGCGAGTTGAGACCAAGGAGGCGTTTGTCTCCAAGCTGGTGTGGGATGAAAACGCCGCCGAGCCGGAACCGTTGGACCAAAAGGTGGTTTACGGCGGACTGGACCTATCCAGTGTCTCCGACCTCACGGCATTGGTTCTGGTGAGCGAAGACGGCGATGTCCATTCGACGTTCTGGCTCCCCCGGGAAGGCCTGGAGGAAAAGGCCCGCAATGACCGGGTGCCGTATGACCTGTGGCACAAGCAAGGATATCTCCAGACGACCCCGGGAAGGGCCATAGAGTACGAGTATATCGCCGGATATCTCCGCGATATTTTTGACCGTTATCATATTGACGCGCTGGCCTTTGACCGATACAACATGAAGCACTTACGGCCGTGGCTGGAACGCGCCGGGTTTGGCGAAGAGGAGCTGGAGAGGTTCGTCGACTTTGGGCAGGGTTTTGTGTCGATGTCCCCGGCGATACGTGAGCTGGAGTCGCTTCTACTGGCGCGGAAGCTGCGGCATGGCGGCCACCCGATACTGGAGATGTGCGCCCGGAATGCGACGATTGTGCAAAACCCGGCAGGGAGTAGGAAGTTTGTGAAATCAAGGGCTTCTGGTCGTATAGATGGAATGGTTGCCCTGGCTATGGCCATTGGCGTGATGGCCGACAAGAAGGCAGCCGCGTCCCTCGATGACTTCTTGTCGGATCCGTTGGTGCTCTAGTGGGCGAATTCCTTTCTTCTCTTCTCGGCTGGTTCGGCCTCTCCCGCGGCGGGGTTCTGTCGGACTATCACGGCCAACAGGTCACCCGGCCGAGCAGCGTGCTGGTGGCCGATGTCCAAGACATCAAGGCGGACGGGGCGCTCCAACTGGCGGCGGTATGGTCGTGCGTTGAGCGCCGCGCCAATACAGTGGCATCTCTGCCACTCTTCGTCTACCGGCGCCTCAGCGGCGGGCAGAAGGAGCTAGCGCGGGACACGCGGCTCTACAGCCTGCTACACGATTCTCCCAACGCCCGGATGACCCCATACGATTTTTGGCGCGTCATGATGCTCAATCATGACCTGCGCGGGAACGCGTACGCGCGCATCGACCGCGACGAGAACGGCGAGGCCGTGGCCTTGTGGCCGATGGCGGCTGACCAGGTCGAGGTCAACGTGCTCCCGGATGGGTCTGCGGTGTACCTGTACCGCGTTGAGGATGTCACCGCCGTCTTGGCCGAGGAAAACGTTCTCCACCTGCGGAATCTCGGCAATGGGACGGTAGGCTTTGCCAAGCTGGACTTCATGCGATTGACGACCGACGAGATCCAGAAGGCCCAGCAGACCGCGAGCAAGCTCTTTGGGGCCGGCGGCAAGCCCACAGGCGTATTGCTGGTCGATTCGGTCCTCAAGAAGGAGCAGCGGGACGCCATACGGGCATCTTTTGGCGAGCTGTCAAGCGGGTCGTCTATCGGGCGGCTGTTCGTTCTCGAAGCAAACATGAAATATCAGCAGCTTGGGCTTAGCCCAGAGGACCAACAGCTTCTCCAAACGCGGCAGTTCGGAATAGAAGAGATTTGCCGCTGGTTCGATGTCCCGCCTGTACTGGCGCACCACTCAAACGTTACCACGTGGGGGAGCGGCATCGAGACCATCATTGACGGGTGGTATAAGCTCTCAATCCGCCCCATCCTAGTGTCCATCGAGCAGGCCGTGACCAAGCGGGTGCTGACTCCTCGGCAGCGGGCCAGGATGGTGGTAGAATTCAATTTTGACGCGCTCTTGCGTGGGAACGCCAAGGACCGCTCCGAGCTGTACGCACAATTGGTACAGAACGGCATCGCCACGCGCAATGAGTGCCGACAGCTTGAAAATCTCCCCCCAATGCCCGGAGCGGACGAGCTGACCGCGCAAGTCAACCTCGTGCCGCTGACCATGCTGGGGCGGCAGCAAGGAGCAACAGATGCTACTCAAGAAGACGCTTCCTCTTCGTGATGTGGGCCTCAAGATGGACGGAGAGTCCGGGCGGTTCGCCGGGTATGCGTCCGTCTTCAACGGGGTCGATTCCCAGGGCGACACCATCCTCCCAGGGGCGTTTGCAGAGACGCTCAAGACACATGGCATGCCCAAGATGTTTTGGAACCACGATTGGTGGTCCATGCCCATCGGGAAGTGGACCGTCGCGAAGGAGGACGACAAAGGCCTCTACGTCGAAGGGGAGCTGACCAAAGGGCTGAAGCTCGCCCAGGATGTCCACGCCGCGCTCAAGCACGGCACCCTGGATGGGCTGTCCATTGGCGGGTACCTCCGGGACGGCGACTATGAGGAGGCCGACAGCGGCCGGATAATTCACCGCTGGACGCACCTCGTGGAGATATCTGCCGTGGTATTCCCCGCGGACGAAGCGGCCCGCATCGACCTGGCGACTGTGCGGGCGGATATTTTGGCACAAATCAAACATATCGAGACAATTCGCGACCTTGAGAGGTTCCTGCGGGAAGCAGGATTCGGGAAGCGGGCCGCCGCTGCCTTGGTGGCCCGCGCCAAGGACATCTTGCAGGGGGATCCTGCCAAAGATGCCGAGGCCAAGGCGCTGGCAGAGATTGCCTCCAGGCTGCATCGCCTGGCGGCCCGAAACTAGATTGAACATCCCTGGAGGAAGATCATGTCGATCGAACAGGTAACGATTGCG